CGGGAGTCTGAGTGTTCAGCGATGAGCACTTATCTTTTACCGAAAGGATAATTTTCTAATGGCTTATGAGCGCTACCGCGAGAGAGTACCTCCTCAGCATTCATCATTCTTTGGAAACAAAGATGGTGTTAAGCATAAGGCTGGAGACAAGCTAGGTGAATATCGAGAATACTCGAATTCCCATGTCGTCTTCAAGGAAGACCTTCGTCTTACTGGTACTCCTAAAGACTCCTATAGCTCTGAACGGACCTGGGATGAATTACACCCAGATTTCGTCAAGGGACGTCGTCGAGATCGGGATAAACTCGATCAAGATAACTCTATGGGTGGTCCTTTCGCAAATGTAAAGGTAGAGCTTCCGACTTCTTCGGAGAAGGGCCCAAATAAATACAAAGTCACCCAAGGTTTCCCTTCCGGGACCTGGTGGGAATTCGAGCAGAGTTTTCTGCCCGAAAACTCGGTGATGGACTTTACTCCGTATCTCTATAATTCTTTTCGAGATACGGGTCCAATCACTCCGTTCGACGTTGGTTTGTTTCCTTCTTTGAGTCAGTATAGCCAGAAGGCCTATGATTTAACTAGGCCAAAAGTTGAAAGAGCGTCTGCAGCCCAGTTCTTTTATGAGCTGCGTGACCTGCCTGGAATGCTTAAAACTTCTGCCGAATTCTTTAAGAACCGGTGGAGTAATATAAGTCTCCTAGCAGATCTCCCGCATGGTGCTGACCGAGAGGCCAGCCAAAGGTTTATTCATTCCTTTGATGCGGGTGTTCAGATGTTGCCAAAAGCAGCAGCTGATCACTTTCTCAACCATAATTTTGGCTGGGTGCCCTTTATCAATGATTTGATCAAGTTCTTTGATACTTATCAGAGAACCAATGATTACGTTGACTTCCTTGTTAGGAAGAACGGAAGTTGGCAAGGGCGCCGTGCGACTATAGACAAGGTAATTACATATGGCAAGCTTGGAACTCGAGTCTACGGACCGAGGGTTCAACCCTTCGGTTTCCGCCAAGAATCTGTTCTTAAAACTGCCACTGTGGATGGGATTTCCTGTAAAGGTTTCTGCGACATTACGCAAAGCTTTGAGCTTGACGTATGGGCAAAGGGATCTTATAAGGTATATATCCCCGAGTTTGATGATAAGCTGGCTCAATTTGATAGCCATCTAACGAGCATTGGTAGACTCTTACGAATCTATGGTGCTCACATCAACCCGTCTCTTGTCTGGAGGATTACGCCATGGACATGGCTCGTTGACTGGTTTGTTAGTGTCGGTAGAAATATTGACATTATCAACGACCAGTTTTTCGATAAAATTCCATGCCGATATCTGTACTTGATGGGTAGGTCCTCTAGAAGGATTATATCTACTCATCTGCTATCTACCTGGGAAGGATGGCAATCCCTTTCATGGGAGCGCTCCCTTTCCACCAAACAAAGGGTGGAGGCAGATAGTCCCTTCGGTTTTGATCTGCGATGGGATCAATTGACCCCAAAGCAATGGGCTATCCTCGGTGCGATCGGTATTACCCGGTCAAACTTTGGGTAATAATCACTACGTGCCTAGCGTGGATTAGGGACCTTGGAAACCTTAGTCCTGCATGTAGTTAACTCCTTATTACTAATGGAGGTCAACCACATGGCTTTTTCCGATCCAACAGTTCTCACTGTGAACTCTGTTGCAAAATCTATGCCTCGGATTCAATCTACAGGGACTTCGTCTCTGTATAGAACGGCTGATGGTCTTTTCCAGTTGGAAATTTCTCATCAGTCGTCACGGAAAGACGGTAAAAACCGCGTCCGTTCCTTGGTTCGATTTATGCAGAAGGCTGTCGTCACGAATCCTTTAGATTCGACTAATGACTATGACACTCTTCCCATTTCGGTGATCTTTGATCACCCTGAGTTCGGTTTCACCGATACTCAGATGAGTCAGAATGCAGCAGCGCTTTTTGCGTTCCTGTCTTCTGGTAATATTACTAAGATTTTTGGACTTGAGTCCTAAATCTTTTGAAGACTAAGTGGAACTGTCCTGCCGACATGGTAGGAGGAGATTGTCTTGTGGCTTGATGTTGTCCTTCAGTTTCTGGAGGTAACATGAAAAGCAACAAGGACTTATGTCCGAGTGACTACCTTAGTATGATGGAATGCATCCTTAGGGATGTGTCCATCAAGTGCGTCGCTGATTTCTCGGATTTACGTGATCTATGTACTATCAGATCACGGGTCAAAGAAGAAGGACTGTCGTTTTTGACAATCACTCTACCTCAGTTCTGTAAAGACTTCGAAAGAAGCCTAGAACAAGGGTTTATTGACTCTACTCTCTTCCGAAACTTTAAAAAAGCTCGGAATCAGAAGAAATTAGCATACCCTGCATTTTTGCAAGGAATGCTTAGTCAAATCTTTGACCGCGAGACAGGGAGAATTTTAAATGTTAAAGAACTTAGTGATCCAACTCATGTCGCTCTTCTTGTTGCTGGCGTCAGACAAATTTGTCTCGTCTGCAAAAAGTTGGAGTTACCGTGCACCCCCGAAAGGGAAAGTGCAGCGTTGGACAACTACATCGAAATTGAACGCTCCTTTGAGATGTTTGCGTTGCCGAGAGAAGATAAGCTTGCATTTAGCAGCGTATCTTCTGTGCTATGGGATAATCTCGTGGGCAATTTATGCCTCGATATGTTATCTCCTAAACACGGTCCCGGCGCCACCGCCGAACGTATTTCTGGAAATCAGAAATATATTTGGCGTGGTTGGCATGATCGTCTTGAACCTTTCTTCCCTCTTTTAGGCAGTGCCTATCCAATTGGTTTAACCAATATGGTGGGCGCACGCTTTCAGACGGAGTTCGATTTAGTATCGATCATTAGCTCGGGGTTAGAGCCACCCGTAAGGGTGACTCTAGTTCCCAAAACTCTCAAAAGCCCAAGAGTGATCGCAATTGAGCCCTGTTGTATGCAATTTGCACAACAAGGGATTCGAGGTGTCTTATATGACGCTATCGAATCATACTGGTTAACAGCTGGTCATGTGAATTTCACAGATCAATCTATTAATCAGAGCTTAGCGAGAACCTCGTCGGCCGACGGTTTATTAGCAACGATAGACCTGTCTGATGCAAGTGATCGTGTTCCGCATGATCTTGCTATGACCATGTTTCGTGCGAATCCTGACATTCAGGGTGCAATCGAGGCGTGTCGATCGACAGCTGCTTATCTTCCAGATGGGAGACTTGTTTTCCCTCTTCGGAAGTTTGCATCTATGGGTAGCGCGTTATGTTTTCCGATTGAAGCCATGTACTTCTACACTATTTGTGTAGTGGCTTCTTTACGGTTTCATGGCCTCCCTGTCACTTACGAGAACACTTTTAAAGCTTCTCGTAGTATTTTCATCTACGGTGATGATATTATTGTCCCCGTAGACATAGCGACCACTGTTCTTGATCATCTTGCTCGGTACAACTGCAAGGTGAACTCGGCAAAGACTTTCTTAACAGGAATGTTTCGAGAGTCTTGCGGTACGGATGCTTTCATGGGAGTGCCGGTAACACCGGTGTATCTCAGGAAATTGCTTCCGAAGAACAGGCAGCAAGCTAGCGAATGTGTTTCTAACGTTGCCTCTGCCAATCAATTTGCAAAAGCAGGTTATTGGCACACTGCGTCTTTCCTCTTCTCTAAAGTCGAGGAGGTACTCGGGCCTTTGCCCAGTGTACCAGAACATAGCGCTGGTCTTGGTCGTAACTATTTGTGGCGCACTGCTCCACGAAGGTGGAACAGTGATCTCCAGTGTTTTGAAGAGAAGCATTGGATAGCCTCTCCAGTTTATCGCACTGATGAATTGGATGGTTACGCTGCTCTGAGTAAGAGTCTTGCGTCCCTGGCTTGTACTCCTAAAGAGTCTCGCTATGCTAAGCTCGACGTCCTAAGAAGCTTGGGCCTACCGAGTAATTCTTCTATTTCAGATGAATGGCTCGTTAAGGATCCGCTTCACTTGGAGCGATCTGCACTGCACGGCGCAGTTACACTTAAACGCCGTTGGATCCAGGCACCAGGTGCCTGGTTTGCAGAATAAATCTGCTAGTGGAGGGATATCATCCCGGACAGGCTTGTGTATTCAGGTTGATAGGGGGTTGGGGTCCGTTAAGACCCAACCTACCTACTCCT